TCTAATACCAGCCGTCAGGCCGTTTGACCCCCGATCGTGGCCGTATTCAGCATATGACAAATGATTAACACCGCCGAACACTGACCAGTGCCCAAACTCATAACCACCAATAACGCGCACCTGACCAATAAGGCGCTGCCGATTTCCATTGCTATCAACCATATACCAGTCTGAGCTACTGTAACTCTGCTGCTGTAAATTCCCTTCAATTTCGGCAAATCCGCCAGCCGTAGCAGTTTGCAGATTGCAGGCTAAAACGATAATAAGTAACGAAAGTTTCATACTGATGGTCTCACACGTTGATTAATCTGTGCCTGACGGATGATCAGTGGAATGTCCCGCGCAAGCTGTTTCTGGAACTGGACAAGCTGCTGCTGAATCTCCTGCACACTGTTACTGTCAGCCCCTTTCGCGTCTATTGTAACAGGTATGCTGACATTAATATTTGTTGTACCCGCCTGCTTATTACTACTACTGCTATTGCTACCCACACCAAACACATCCCCCTCAGCGTATACCCGTGCATCAACAGCAAGCTTTCCACCCACACGGGTAGTAGGCAGGTCTATAACGCCCGTTTCGGTTTTTGCCAGTATACCACCATTTGGCATTGGCATAACTGCTTCTTTACCGGCTTCCCCAGCCACAGATAGTTCCCCGCCATGCCCACGGAAAAATATTGGCTGTGTCAGAATTTGATTATGGAATGAGTCACCAGATGCGTATTGCGCGATTCTGCCATTAACTTCATTATTGTTTTTGTTAAACACATCTCCACTAGCGTATGCAGCATTAACAGATGACTTTGTAATTTTCCGGGCATCGACAGCCAATTTCCCACCAATGCGGATAACTGGCAAATCCGCCACACCACCAGCCGTCTGTGCAATCACGCCACCGCGCGGCATTGGCATAACTGCTTCTGCCCCGCGCTCCCCGGCAACAGCAGGTTTCCCACTGGTAGTAAATTCGGTTGGCTTTGTCAGAATGGAATTGTGGAATGTATCGCCGTTGGCAAATAATTTTATCTCAGGTATTGATGCACTGCCACTACCCCCGCCACCGCCACCGAATAGGCTGCTTGCAATGCTACTTAGTATCCCGCCGCCACCATTACTGCCAAGGTTTGACGAGAATTGCAGTGCATCCCCAAGGTGCATAGCCTCAATTGTTGCCTCAATGAGCCTGTCAATGAATTTATCGACAATGGGCATTCCTGTATCAGCAATATCCTTCAGGCTACCCTTAACCTCATCGTGCAATACCGTGCCAAGCTCATCGGCAAACTGCCTAGCGTCCTCCAGCCGTTTAACCTCTTTTTCCCAGCCCATTTGTCCTGCAATTTGCGCCTGCGTAAACCCTTCACGTGCCATAGTCAGGTGCTCATACGCCTTAGCAGTCATTGTCGCCTTCTCAGCCCTGCCGTCCAAGTCGCGCATATTGGATTGGAACTGGTTTTCCATCCGAAGTCCGGTAAGTGTAGATATATGATCTTTAGTTAGGTTTTTATCCGATGACAGACCTGCGGCGTATTGGGCAGCCATGCCCGGGTTGCGGATGTTTTGCAGCTCTTTAGCCAGCGCGACACGCTCCCTCTCAAACTCCAGTGTCTGTTCTGCGGTTTGAATACTGTGAGCTTCCGAGGGGTTGAACTCGTCCTGAATAAGCTTTTGCTCTTTAGCAGCTTCCCCCGTAAGCCCAACCAGTTTCAATTCCTGCTGAGCCGTAACTACCCGCTGGCGAGTTTGCTCCGTCATGTATTGGTCGGCAAGGGTTTGTGTGGTGAGTTCTGTAGTTACTGCCTGCAACTTACCTTTATACTCAACGGTTACATCAGCCAGCTTTGTGGTCTTATCTTTGGTGGATTCTGTGGCTGTATTGATGGTATCCCAAATAGGAACGCCTTGCTTTACTGCTTGCGTGCCAGTATTAACCTCAGTAGTTACCTGCTGGGTTTCAGTGGACACCTCTTTTGTTTTCTCGGCAACAGTGCCCACGGCTGGAATAGCTGCATTCACACTAGCTTCAAGCGTATTATAATCAGCTGTCCAATTGGCTAGGAACTTGGCTGCGGTAGAATCATCTCCACCGGAAGGGTTGCTGCGCATGTTTGATTGCAGACGAGCTGCATCTTTGGCACTCAGCGTACCACCTTGTGCAACTTTGTAAGCGTCTGCAAGCCCCTGCGCACCCTGTTGATGCGCCAGATAGAGATTAGCCCCAGTAACTTCAATCCCGAATGTTTTCAGAGCTTTAGCATTATCATCCAGCAATTTTACGTAAGCACGTGTATTAGACTCTGCATCCATTTGCTTGCCAGAAAGCCCATACTGCTCAGCCGTCTTACCAACGAACTGATATGTCCCGCTCGCACCAGACTTAGGATTATATGCACTGGCATTAAACCTGCTCTCAATGTAAGCCATCGTGCGCATAACGGCCGGGTCATTACCAGTCTCTTTGGCAACCTTATCAATTACCGTAATCACTTGCGGATGCTTTTCAGCAGCTTTGGCAATTTCATCTACTTTGGATTGTGAAGGGGTTGCATTGCCAGCTTTTACTATGGCTGTGCCTGTACCTGTGCTGGTGGAAACGTTGGCTTCCGCGCTGGTAGAATCCCTGATTGCCTCTGCAACCTTTTTTGCAGTCTCAGCTTGCAACTTCAGGCGTTCAGTTGTTTCATCAACAGCACGCTTGAAATCAAGCTGAGCTTGCACTACCTCATCTGTCCTGCTCTTGACCCCAGTGATCTCTTTCTGGACATTATCAGTTATGCCAGCCTCTTTCAGTCCGGCAAGGTACTTAGTTCGCAGTCCTGCTGTAGCTGTTTCACCTTCAATACGTATCTTCTGCTGCTCTTTGAGCATCAAGATGGAGTTATTTGTTTCAGCACTAAGTCTAGCCTCTGCATCACTTAGTCCATGCAGACGATCAGCAAAATACTGCGCGGCCACCGCGCTTTTAGTTAACTCTATGGTCTGAGTGGCTTGCTTCTCCACCAATCCTTGTACTAATTCCCCATGTTTATTGAGAACTTTACCAGCCTCAATAGTCACTTCCAGCTTAGCTTTCTTAGCCGTCTTAGCTGCTTTGTCAGCACTAGCTTCTGCTTCGGCTGACCTTACCCCCTCCGCTGCAAGCTTAGCTTCCGTATTTAAGGCAGCCTTGGCCTCATTGCTGGCATTGCCAATCTTTTGATTTGTTCTTACAAAAAGGTCAGCATAGTTAGTAATGACACCCATTAACTCTTCATAAGACTTCTTACTTTCAGCCAGACTTGCTGTCTCTCCAGTTGAGCTTTGACCGGATTTATTCAGGTTGGCGATAACCTTTTCCTGGTCTTCCATCTGGTGCAGCATTTCAGCAGCTTGCTGGTTGTAATTGCGGAGAGCAACTGCCAGTTCGTCCTTGAGGGTAATAGCCTGCTTTTCAGTACCTTTTTGCAGAACCTCAAAACCTCCACTCAGGGATGCGTTGGCTTGAATGATATTCTGCGTAACAGTTTCGTAATCCCTGAACTGGTCTGTGACGTTACCAAACACTGCCTTGTCCAGTCCGAAGTCCATAGAAGCTTTCAGCTTGTCAAAATCCGCCCCCCACTTCGAGAAGGCTGAAAGCCAGCCATCAGCTGATTTGTTAAGTATACCTTCTATATTAGTCAGTGTGCGTTCTATAAAACCTAGGTCTTCAGTTACTTTAGGTTCTACACTGAACCTAATATGCTTACCGTCAAGTGCTGTAATGTAGTCAGTAGTTGACTGCAAAGTCTCGTTGAGCTGATGCAATGCCCCTGTACTTAGATTAACTACATCCGACATAATACCTTCAGTAGCCTTGAATACGTTAGTGGCTACTTCATCCCAAGCATTACTGAAACGGGCAGTTTCCGCGCTAAGGTTATTAACAGACGCTTCATAGCCCTTACTAAACTCATTGAACAGGACGTCAGAGAATCGCTGCATTTCCAGTGATGTAAGCTTCCCCTGCTCCATCATCTTCCGCAATTCCATAGTGGTGACGCCCATACTCTTTGCCATTAGTGCCACGGCTGCTGGGATATGCTCCCCTAGCTGACCCTGCAACTCTTCCGACATAATCCGACCTTTTGACAAGATTTGCTGGATTGCTAGCAGCATCCCCTGAAAGTTTTGGTCGCTTAGGTTAAGTGCGCGGGCAGTCTTTGTGTAATTCTCAAATTGCTTCTGAGCATCCTCAACGGTTGTACCAGCTTTGAGGGCTGAGGCTGTAAATGAAATATAGGCATCCCGAAGTGTTGTAACTTTAACGCCAGCTTCGTCCGCAAGGCGACTTAAAAAGCCAAGTTGCTCGTTAACCAAAGCTTGATTCTGATAAACCCCAAGCAAGCCTGACTCTGTTGTCTGTAATTTCATACCAAGCTCGGGCACACTAGCCACCGCAGCTAGAAATCCTGTAATGGCAGTTGAGGCAGCCATGTAAGCCGATGAGTACATAAGCACATGAGTAACACTAAGTCCGCTAGCCTCCTTATTCAACCGTTCTTGCTCAATTGCAGCTTTACGAGCCGCTTCAGCTGCTTCTAAAGTGCTGATGCGTAGTTTATCGGTTTTGATTTTGTACTGATCAAGCGTTGCACCAGCGCTAATAATGCCAGTGCTTGCTGCGCGAACTGCTTGCCTGAGGTCGGTCAGGCTTGCTGTGGATTTTATTGTGACTTGATTGACATTGACGAAGCCCTGCCCCATTCTTCTAACTGTATTATCAACATGGATGACTTCTGCCCCAACGGCAGCCATTTCAGTTTTCAGCCTCTGCATTGACGCTTCAGCTTGAGCAGTGTCCCCAGTGAATTTTATAACTACCTGATGTTGTCTATCCATTTTCTATTCCCTTGGGGACTGCTACGTTACTAGGGGTTGACTGCTGTATATGTAACAACTACATTGAAGAGTATACCCACATATTCAAGCAATTCCAAATTTCTAAGCTCAGTCGGGTAATCCATATTTTCCAACCTCCAGTCTTTGATAACTTGCAGCACGAAAGCTCCATTTAAACTGCCTCTGCTTGCCCCTACATCTGGGTATAGGATTACCAGCTTATACAGCTCATAGACAGGCCATAAATGGGCAAACAGACTGAAGTCATCTTGTACGGGGATTTCCAGTACTGGCTCCACCTCAAATATCCCCAACTCTTGGAGATGCTTTATACCAGCTTCAGTTTCTTTGGCTTCCGGCTTAGGCTGGCTGAGGTGTATGGCCGCCAGCCATTTTCCGAAAGCCCTTAGTTTCCCAAGTCCGCCTCTTTCTCAAGCTCAGGCAACCCATGCAGTACTCGTACATAAGCTTCAAATGCAGCTTTGCACCACACTTGGCTTTCCAGCAAACTATCAGTAAGTTCTGAGAAGTCCGAACTTTGGTCTGAAGCTTTCACCGCTCCTGTTACCCCATCTGAGTACGGAACTTCTGGGTACTCCACAATCCGTGCGAAGAAGTCCACCACTGCTGCATCGAAACTGGGATTCTTCGCCAGAATATCCTTAGCTTCCGTGCGTCCGATTCTATTAATCACCACTTTGAGCTTTGCCGTTTCCCCTCCCTCCGCAGCTTCCAGAGTTACCGGCATTGTTGGTGTACAGAACTTAATGATGTTTGCCATTTTGAGTCTCCTAGGCTTATGCCCGGCTTATACCTGATTATTTAAGAATGATTTTAGTCAATCCGTCGTTAACGAAAGTCAGTGTTTGTGTACGCATACCACCCAAATCACCGTAGCTGAGGTTTGTACATTGCAGACTTGAAAATTCGATGTGTGCAATTTTGCCAGCCACAGTTCCAAGCTCGCAAATGAAGGTATTTGCAGTAGCGGACTGCAGGGTAGTTTCTGGCATAAGGGCTGCAGTAGCTTCCTGAGCGACTAGCGTAATGCTCACCTCAGGTCGGTCTATAGTTTGTAGCCAGCCCTCCTCACAAATTAACTTAGTTCTATCCAGTTTAACCCCAAAGAAGTTATTAGCGGAAAATTCAGTAATGCAAAAAGAATTTCCGTTAAGCGTGCAAGTGGGCAGATTTCCAGCCAGAATCATGGGAAGTAAGCTGGATTTCTGCGTTCCGTAGTTCGGAGTAAGGACAGCAACTTGTGTCGGGTTTACTGGAGTACCTTGAATCTTGAAAGTCGCCATCAGTCGTTTTTTCATACTGAAGGCTAAGTCCATGGTGGCCTTAGCGTCTTTCAGAACGTAGCGTTTTTCAGTAGCCACTTCTGAGGCTCTATAGTTAAACGCAGTTGTGAGCCACTTATCCAGCAAAGCCGTATTATTATACTCTACTGAGGTGGTAGCTACAATAACTTTAGTAGCGTTTGCAGCCCCCATTAAGGTATCAAAAGCTGGGGCAACGCCAGCACCTGCGGTATATATTGGAAACGCCACTGTTGCAGTTCCCAGCATATCAATGAGATTCACCGACACATCCCGATCAGCAATACCGCCAAGCCATTCAAGGGTTTCCTGCTCCACGTTCAGTTCATAGCTACCTTCGGTGACAGCCAAGGCATTTGCAGCGGCCAGCGTACCAACAGCACCGAAAGCAGTTTGCTCCGTTGCAAAAAAGGTAGTGTTTTTTACTGGGAATTTCGTTGCCATAATTCAGCTCCAAGTTAAGTAGATTAAGCCCTCGCTTAACTTACGTAATTAAAAATAACTTACGAGATTGTAAGTCAGCATGTATGTTAAAACACGGTTCTGGATTGCCAAGGGCTGACCCAACTCGAAAATAAAACCCACGTCATACTCTGAGGTAATGTCAAGGTCTGGGAACGGATGCCACTTGCGAATTGCCGAGTCCACAGTCCTGAATAGCTCAGGGAAGTCCTCAACAGAAGTCTGCAAGCGGATTTCCAAAGCCAGAATGCGAAATTCCGGAGAACTGGTAAAACCGATTGCAGCCGAAGTCAGTTCTTCCATACGAAGGCCACGACTGTCTCCGTAGAATATCCGTAAGTAGGATTTATCCGTTCGTGGCATATCAGGCTCACGAGTAGCAGCAATCTGAACCACGGCGTCTGGGAAAAGGCTAGTAGCTAGTTGAGTCTCCAGTCTGGTTTTTACAACTTCCAGACTAAACATAACTGCAACCCATTAGACTGAATCTGGTTGGGTCTGGTGTTATGGTTAAGACTTCGGCAGTTAAGCCGTTTAAGGTGAATACTCGGTCAGCTATATCGTCAAAGCGGTTTTCGGGTGTAAGTAAACCAACGTCACGTAAACTATTGGTTGTTGCACAAAGCCATAAAGATACTCGGGTTTGGTCAGATCGGCTATTGTAGTCAGGTACTATCGTAGTCATTTGACCCGGAATTACTTTCAGGGTGAAACCGGCAAATACTGCATCGTCACCTAGAGTGTTAAACAGCATCGCAAGGGCTTCGGCTGGTTCAAGCATCGTAGTTTCTCCCGACGTATTCCCGGATGTTAAACCAACCCCAGGTTAGTGGTTGTTCGTACACTGCTGGGTTGTTCACCATTTGAGCTACCGCAGGTGCGTATAAGGGCTTGTAGGGGGCACGAATACCACCGCCTGCCCAAGTAGCCTGCTGGCGGCGCATATATAACCGGGTGTCTCGCCCCATTTTCCAAGCCCCAAAACCTTTCCGACCTCGCACTTCAGACCAGCCACGGGCTTTTAAGACTTTAACTTGTACTGGATTACCGACGCCATCATACTGCGTTGGATATTGATTCAGGCCAATTGGTCTGTAATCCACTATAAGCTGCGCATTGAGAGTACTTGGTGTGCTTTTCAGTTGTCTAAAATCTTGTACAATTTGCCCTTGGTATGCGTAAGTTTTGCGAATCTGATTACCTAAATCCCGCTGCAAACTTGGTAATGTTTTATTCAGAGAAGAAGAGGCAAGCCTCCGCAGAACGTTACTGTCCAGAGACTCAAAAACAGGCTTAGTTACTGCGAAGGTTGCCTCAAACATAATTACAGCACCTGATGTGAGAAGGTACTGTTGATTTCAGTATGAACCAGCAAAGGTGCAGACTGCATCATCAGGTACGGTGTGCCGGGGTCTTTCTCAACCCAGTTCTTGAAAAATTGGGGCAGTGGAAGGAAACTGGCGTCCGCATCTTGAATTGCAGCAAAGCAACGAACTCCAAAGTTACCAGAAGGGATACCAATTACTTTGTTAGCTGGAACATATGGCTGATCTACACCGTTGTCGTCAGTGTAAGTACCCAAGTAAGTCCACAAGCGGACACCTGCACCGGCAGTAGCCCCCCAATACAGGTAGTCGTTTTCCTGAGTGGAACGGTTGCTGTCTACCAGACCCCGAGCCATAACTGTAGCCTCGCCTGCGATAAGGGTATTAACCCATTTGTCATACACTGGGTCAGCTTGCAACTTGGCAAAGGCATCCATCCCAATCAGGACGTCACGAACTGGACGAGCGGTGGACATAATCCACTTTTGCAGGTCAGCAACGGGGGTAGCACCAGCAGCAGACCAGAGAGTTGTAGCGGCAGCCCCAAGTGCAGCGTTACGTTCAAAGTCGATAGTTTGCGTTGGGTAGCCTTCACCGCTGACCACGATTTTACCTGTATTGAACAGTTGCCCAGCCATTTGCTCCATTGTACGCATCCAGCGAATGTCGTAATCGCTAGCCATATGTGCCAGAATTGCATCGTAGCGTTGCTGCGGGGTCAGTTCACCACCAATACGTTCACCAACACGACGCTGGATAGTTTGGTTAAAATTTACCGTATCTTTCGGCTTCATATAAGCCGGTTCAAAGTATTCAGTTTTGCTGCCAGTCTTCTTACTTGCCACACCTTGACGGCCGGGCAGCACGAATGGGGCAAGCCGCTTATTGGCTGGAATGCGTTCCCAGATAATCTTCTGAGTGTCGCTCAAATGCTGTTCTGTAAAGAACTTCAGCAGGAAAGGCTCAAAAGTTCGGGTATCATCAACCACAGTCATGATTTCTACATGGCTGCTCATAGTAAGTTCAAATGCCATAATTACACCGCCTTAGAAATCATAACTGGAGTACATGCAAACGCTTTACGACGTTTAATCAGGGTGGGAAGTGCTGCTGGCCATATCAGAGCATCATGGTTAAATTCGCCACTAACCCAGACTTGGACAGAGATGTCAGTTGCAGTCGAGGCTACTGCGTGCATTGCAATGCCAATGGCCACACCGGTAGTCAGGGGTTCAACAGTGTCGGCACTTAACGTATATTGCAAGACTTCGTACTGGGCAATTGCGGTTGCTGCCTTCGCAGTGCATGAAATAGCCTGGACTGGGTAACTGCCAATTTGCACATCAACGTAGGCAGGGGTTGTAAAACTTGCCATTAGTTAGCTCCTTTAGAAGAGGCTGCGGTCATGCCGATGCTGGCAAGGCGTTCAGCCAAGGTGGAAGGTTTGATCGGGTCAACTACCGGGGCAGTTGGGGTCGCCGCAGCCACTTGAATGATTGCAGTTGCCTGTGATTTTTGACTAGCCACGGCTTTAAACATCTGTTCAGCCATACCGACTGTGAGGTTTTGCTGGACGACTTCGGAAATAAATTCTTGAGTCATACCGTAAGTAATACCAGCTTGCTGGATAGCCGCTACTTTGCCCAAAAGAGCAGTCTCTGCTTGTGCAGTAATAGCGGTTGCATCCAGTGCTGGCGTAGTGACAATTTGATCTGCCATTAGTTTCGCTCCTGAGTTGTTACCGCTCTTCGCGGCTGGTTTTGCAGTACCAGTTGCGAGCAACCAGTCAACTGCCATTTCAAAATTTCCTAAATCTGTGGCAAGGCCAAGGTCAATAACTTCAGCCCCACTGTACAAGCTTGCTTCCATCTTCTTAAAGTGTTCTGCAGGCTTTCCTGTGTAAGTTGCCATACGTGCGAAGAACTGAGTCCCCAAACCGTCAACCATTGTTTGCAGTCGTGCTTGCTCAGCTTCTGTTGCGACTCGGTGCGGATTGCCAAGGTCTTTCCATAGGCCGGTTTTGTACACGTCGTAAGTATAGCCATCTTGCGCATCGGCCTTAGTGGTGTTCAATAGGTACATCACCGCACCGATGCTGCCAAGTGTAGCAGTTTCATGTGCCATACGCATACTGGTGGTAGCTTGCAGCAGTTGACCTGCTGAAGTAGCTGAAGTGTCCGTGTAACTACCAATGCGGGCGGCGCCACTTTTCTGTAAACCATAAATGTAGTCGGCAAGTTCCCACACAAGCTGCGCGTCACCGCCCGGTGTTCCAAAATGCAGCAGGATGTTTGTAAAGCCTTCAGTGATGCTGGTTTGCAAGGTGCTTTTGATTGCTTCGTAGCTTGTGGCACCACTACCCCCGAAGCCGGAATTACGCGCTACCAGTGTACCCATAATTGGGATAATAACTGCATTTGCGCTGCCAGCAGGAAAGCTGACGTTTAATGGCACTTTCCCATACAGGTTTCCTTGGGCTGGGGTAACACCAGCCAGCTTTAGATTCTCCTGTGACAGCTTACCAGAAGGCACACCATACTCACCTTGAACTGGCAGTGCACCTAACAACCCAAAACCTTTGCGCTGCATGACTACATCAACCAATACAGCCAGTTTAGCCGGCTCAATCAGTAATGGTTCTTGCAGTTTAGCTAGGATATTGTCAAACATCGGTTCTGTCCGTTTAGTAGTGGGTCAAGCATAGCACGGCGTGCTAAGGCAAGCAAGAATCTAAGCTAAGGTGCACCAGTAGAAGAAGGCGGATTTTGCCCTTTATCCTTACTTGGGTTACTGCTCAAGGTGATATCAAGCCCCTGCTCTTTTGCAATTTGGGCAATTACAGTCTCAAAGTCCAAGTTATCCGCCGACAGCTCACGATCAAGGGTTGTAAGCCCTGCACGAAGTTTTTCAGTTTGAGCTTTAACTGACTTCAGTGGGTCAATCTCGGCAGTAGCTGGTATTTCATACCGTGGTATTTCCCGCGCGAATTTTTGCTTACGAAGTCCAGCAAACTCCCTGAATCGTATAGCAATTGGATGTATGACTGAGGGTATCAATAGAAGTTGTTGATTCTGCTCAGTTACGCGGCGAATTGTAATAATAGCTACACGTGCACTGCTGTAGTTGACACCTGTCATGTCACCAGTAAGCTCTTCGTAAGTTATGTCACAAGTTGCAGCAATGCTTCGTAACTGGGCTACAAGTAGCTTGCTAAAGGTGTCCCCTACATCGGGAATTTGCACGGCATCAAGTTGTTCATCTGGATTCAGGTAGGTAACGGTTTTTGGGTCAATTCGCTGTACGGGCTTGAAGGCTCGTTGACCATTAAATCCGATTGGAACCTCTACAGAATCCACGCTGCCTAAAGTTGGCAATTGTCCGACACTGGCCTTTTTAATTACGAATGCCAATGCTTGTGCAGCAATCTGCCGACCTACGGTTGCATCAATGAAGTCATCCATTTCATACAAGGCATCCAATACCGGGGCAAGTAATGGTGTTCCGCGAATCTGGCTAGGGCTTTCTTTACGGAAGTAATGTGAAACTTCACTTGCAGGTATAATAACTTTCTGTAGCCCAGTTCCAAGTCGGAATGCCTGATAGCTGGGATGGGTTTGCCAGAAATGGTAATTCAGAGGGCGACCATAGGAGTCGAATTGAATACCTGCGTAGATGTCAACCCCATTGCTGTGTGTCAGGTCAAGGTAATCAGCTTCCAGTGTTTGCAAGCGCAGTGGTATATCGCCGGGGGCGTCTAAAACAAGCTGTCGTACAAAGGCTTCCCCATCAAAACCCGCCATAACTGCATGATACTGAGTCGTTCCAAAATTACCAAAGCCATTCGCGTTGCATTGCAGTGTCCAAGTATCCCACAATTGCTGCATAGCTTGGGATTCCCAGCGAACTTTGATACCGTTACCAACCAGATTACTTACATGCCGGGCACGAGCAGTACGCGCAGTACCATTTGTATGTACCAAATAACGCTGGTGTGCTCGCAGGCGTGAGGCTTCATTTTGAACTGTACGGACGGAGGTTGTTTGTACTCCCTGATCACGCAATGCGCGGCGGTAAAGATTTTCAGTACTCATGGCTTATAACCCCTTGTTATAGATTAATGGCATAGAAGCAGCACGAAACTGAGCAGTATCCATGAAAGGCGAAGCAGGCTGAAGCAAATTGGCAAGCTCTTCCTGAAGAAGTTTAATTGCCGCATTCAGGTCATTAATGCTGACCGCCCCATAGGTGTATTTTCGCCGCATGGCATCGCTGCCAATCTCAAGGCTGGTGAAGCTCTTGCCGAGCAATAAATTCATTCGTGCGGCACTGACCGCTGTAATATCAGCACTGATTTCTTCAGCAGTTCTCATCTTGCACCACCTAAAGCGTAGGTTGAATCTAAAAGTTCCGGCTCAGCAACTGATATTGCCAGCAGGGATTGTTCAGCGTAGCCCCATTGAGCTTCACTCCATAAATGCAGGTAAAGGCGTTTTGCTGCATGAAGTGCCAGAACTGTACAGTCTAGGGCTTCATCACGACTGCCCGGCTTCTTCACGTAGGCTTTCTTACCCCGTCCTGTGTTATCCAGTATTGCACTCATAAGCTGAGCGAAGTAGTCCTCACGTACATCATTGGGGTAGTATATACGACTTACCACAGTATCGCTATTAAAAGCAAGTCGGCGGTGAACCTCAGCTTTACCCTTCTGAGTGCCTACCATAAAAATGGTTATACCGTAATTTTTTGCCAGTGAATCTTTGCGACCTTTGGCACTGCTGTTCTTTGGTGCTTCATAAATCTCATGGACGAAACCGGTTTCGTTCCAGCCTTTTGTTGCAGTTATCTGCAATGGTGCTGTTGGGTGGCTGGCCATAAGTAATATCCACCGATACAGTATTTCAGACATTGTACCATCGGATACGTCCATGCTTATACTGCTTAGTGGGGTACGAATGGATGAATCAGCCCGTATGTATGGAAGACGAGTTCGTAGCATATTCTCAAGAGCATTCCATACTGGTGCAGATGGGTTTCTTACATCCCCATAAAGTTCAACCCAGTGAACAAGCCATAGCTGATCTTGACGACCATGGGCATGAATTGTTACGGAAAAGCGGTCATGCTGAACGTCTATCTGGGCAGTACATACTACGCCCCCAAGTGGAACAATTCCACTAGTGTAGGGCAGGGCTTTTTCCGACAATGCAGTCGTTGACAAGGCTTCACTTTTCTTCTCATAGGCCAACCCCTGACGATTATTAATGTAGGAGATCATCTTGCCTTCTTTGCCCTGTAAAATGTCTCGTTCTGCATCAAGGCGAGACTTCTCTAAGCTGTCAAAAGTACTGCCCGGAAAAGGGCTAAGCAGTTCACTCCAATGTATGCCCCACACTTCAGCCTCTGGAGCTTCAGGCTTAAATCCGTAAATGTAGTCACCACCATGCTTTGCACAACTGCTTCGCACATTAGCATTCTTCTGAGCAAAGTCCCAAATGCTCCCGCAGTGTGGGCAGGCATAATAGGCTTCGCGGTAATTGTGTTCTCCATACACTGGGTCAAGATAACCATCAGAGAATTTTGGTGTGTGCAGATGTTCAAAACTCAGTTGGTGGGCTTCGCCACATTCGTGGCAATCAATCCAAAACTTGTAACGTTTGCTGGTTTTGTACGCTTCATCTACATGGCTGCTGCCTTTTTCCGTCGGAGTACCGGCAAACATCAGAATGCCATTCAGGAATGTTTTGAACCGCTGCTCAAACACTGTAAGACCATTGCCTTGCCCTTTTACGTCCTCCTTCACATCGTCAGGTTCTTCAACAAACAAGTTGGGTGCCGCTGTAGACTTCATTGCAGACGGACTGCCAGCCGTAGGAAACTTCATGAACCCGCCGGGATAGCGTACACGCGCCCAAGTCTGACGTTCTACGTCTAAACGACCAGTGAAAATGCGGCTCAGTACTGGCGTAGCTGTAACCATAGGCTTGAACTTCTCACTGCTAAAGTCCTTGGCTTTTTGTTCGCTGGGGCACAATACCATAATATTACCACGGGCTTGATGAATCAGACGTCCAATGATGTTGTTTTCAGCCTCTGTGTATCCAATCTGCGCCGCCTTCATCCCTACTATAACTTTCTTGCCCGGCAGGTCTGCGATGTAGTACAGAATTTGAAAGTAGGGCGTGAACATGGGGTCGAATTTGCCAGACTTCTCGCTAGCTTCTGGGGCAAGGTAGCGATATTTGGCTGACCAATCTGACGTTCCGATATTCTCAGGAGGGCGTAACAAGGAAAGAAGACTGCCGATGAATCCAGCCTCCACATAGCCGCCATGCAGAATACTCGTATCGCTGGGGTACAGTTGGTCAGATATTGCTGCAAGTTGTAGACTCATTCTTGCAGCTCCGTAGCGATGAGGTCGTCAAAGGAAGCCGCGTTTTTAGCCTTAACTTGCCCACCATAATCTGCAAGGTCTGCAAATGCGCGTAAAAGCTCGGCTTCAACTTCAGGGTATTTCCTACCCAGATTTGTCACTGTGTCACGCATACGCAAAAAGGCGGCTTCCAGCATCAAACTTACCTTGTCGATGTCAACAAGCTCTTGTTTTTTCTCAGCAATTTCAAGCCAGTTAA